ATTCGCCAATAGTTCAATCAGCGACATCATCGCGACTAACATCCAATCGCGTAGCGGTGAGTTAGCTGATAACGTAACAAACAACAACGCTTTACTGCGTCGTTTGAAAGAGCGCGGCAACGTTAAGCCGTTTTCCGGTGGTAACGTAATCCTTAATGTTGGGGTCACTCTGCATTGAAACGCAGATGTGAGAATTCTCTCTGATTGACTTGGAACTCCCGAAGGGGACAACAAGGCGGAAGCGAAAGCACCGTGAACGACTAAGCGAGAGAACACCTGCAAAGGTGAAGCGATAGTCTGAACTCGAATATAACTTGAAGTCATTTAAGTTCGAGAGTGTGGCAGAAATGACCACGCCGAGCAGTTGTAGCTCGTAACAACCTTGCCAGGAAATTATGTACAACGACAGCACAACGAACAACACCAATAGCTATTCCGGCTACGAAGTGTTGAATGTGTCGCAAAACAGCCCGATCTCGGCTGCTCAGTTCTCAATTACCCAATACGCGTCGGCAGTGTCGATCAGCGGTTTGGAAATGATTCAGAACAGCGGCAAAGAGGCGATCATTGACCTGCTTGACGGTCGTATGAATGTTGCCGAAGCGCAATTGGCTAACCGTATCGGTTCGGACATCTATTTGGATGGAACCGGCAACGCTGGCAAAAACATCACCGGTTTGGGCGCTGCTGTGCCTGATTCGCCTGTGACCGGCACATACGGTGGTATTGATCGCTCCGCGTGGACGTTTTGGCGTTCCGTGTCGTATTCGGGCGTGACCAACGGCGGTGCGGCTGTCACTGCGTCCAACATCCAGCAGTACATGGATTCGGTCGCTGTGCAACTGATTCGCGGTACGGACAAACCTGACCTGATCGTTGCCGACAACAACTACTATCGCTTGTACCTGCAATCGTTGCAGTCGATTCAGCGTATTACCGACAGTGGTTCGTCAATGGCTGGCGCGGGCTTTGCCTCGCTGAAGTATTTCGGCGCTGGTATGGCATCCGACGTTGTGCTCGACGGTGGTATCGGTTCAGCCGCTACTGCTAACCACATGTGGTTCCTCAACACGAAATACATGATGTTCCGTCCCCATGCGGATCGTAATTTCGTGCCAATCGGTGGCGAACGCCAAGCGGTCAACCAAGACGCTATCGTGAAGCTAATTGGTTGGGCCGGTAACCTCACAAGCAGCGGCCCGCAGTTCTGCGGCGTGCTGATTGCTTAATAGGAGATCATAGAAAATGCCTACTTTTTCAGTTAGCAACACCGCTGGCGTAACCCTTACCAACGTTGACAGCACCTCGCAGTTCACTACGGGTACTGTTGTCAATTTGTCGGATGGTGGTCAAGCCATTTATGTGCAAGCCCTGTCGGAAATCAGCACCTACGCTGCTGTCGCAATTTATGACACGCAAAAGGCGCAGATGATGACCACCACGCTCGCAGCAACTTGCAAGCGTATCGGCTTCGCGCAAACGTCCATCGCTTCGGGCTATTACGGTTGGGTGCAAATGGGTGGTAAGGTTTTGGTTAACCTTGCTGCTAATGCTGCCCCTAACGTGCCTCTTTACACCACTGCAACATCGGGCGTGCTTGATGACGCTGTGGTGTCAGGCGGTGCCGTGTTCGGCTTGGTAGCCACGACATCAATCTCCAACGCGACTGCTGTGACCTGTATCGCAGGTTACCCGCATATCGCTTCGGGTATTGCTGGCACTTAAGATGCAAAAACTGGAAATCTCGGTTCAAGCCGCAGGCGAGCCTGCGGAACTCGCTCAAAATATCCGCGCGGCGTTGGATCGTGGTTTACCGGAGTTTACCCCTGCCCCCTGCCCGCACGATGGAACTATCGTGCTGGTGGGGAGTGGGCCTTCAGTGACAGAGTATTTTGACGAAATAAAAGCGCACAAAGAGCAGGGCAAGCCTATTTGTTCAATCAAGGGCACGCACGATTGGTTGTGCGAAAACGGATTAGAACCCGACTTGTGGGTTGATCTTGATCCGCGTGACAAGCGCAATGGTGTGCAGCGCAAAAACGATCACACCACCTATTTATTAGCATCGCGCTGCGATCCGGTGATGTTTGACCACTTGGCAGATAAAAAGATACTGCTGTGGAATAGCTGGTCGAGCGATGATGAAATGAAAGAAATTGGCACACGCCTAGCAGTTGGTGGCGGCACAACCAGTGGGTTGCGCGCAATCAATCTAGGCTATTTGTTGGGATTCCGTAAATTCATTCTGTACGGTTACGATTCGTGCATCAAAGAAGATGGCACAAAACGCTTTTCGGGTGAGAAAGCAGGCCGCACAGTTGAAGTGATGGTGGGCGAACCGCCGCACAAGCGTAAATTTTTATGTAACATGGCAATGGCGCAACAGGCTAATGAGTTTCAGTTGGTTTATACTGTCATGCCTGACATCACATTGGATGTCAGAGGCGATGGTTTAATTGCTGAAATTATGAAAGTTAGGCGCGAATGGAAACTCGCGGCGTAAGTTTCATCCACAGAGGCGGGCCACGCATGGCATCCTATCGCCTGCGCGTGGCGATTCCTGCATCTGAGATCAAAAAACACGGTTATCGGTCGTTTATCAACGAAGGTGACGCGGATATTGTGGTTTTCTCCAAACCGCACGCTGATGACGTGGAAATCATCCAAAAAGTACGCGATTCGGGCGCAAAATCCGTTGTGGATTTGTGCGACGATCATTTTGACAAGCCCATTTGGGGCGAAATCTACACAAAATGCGCCAAATTAGCGGATCGCGTGACCTGCGCGACCGAAGAAATGGCGCGCCGCATCTATACGCACACCAAAATTGACGCGCAGGTTGTGCCCGACACTTGGGAGCACGAAGCGCCAGTGCACGCCAATGGCGATAATTTCCTGTGGTTTGGGCATGAATCCAACATTAAGGAAATCTACAAGTATTTACCCATGCTAAAGGGCGTAAAACTGCGCCTATGCACCGGAAATAACAACGTGCTACCCACCTATGTACCGTGGTCAGAAGATGCGTTAAAAGCCGAATTTGCGCGTGCTAACGTGGTTATTTTGCCTGTTTCTGATCCAAACACTTACAAAAGCGCAAATCGCTTGATTAGCGCGGTAATGGCTGGATGCTTTGTTGTCGCAGAAAATAGCCTAAATTACAGGGATTTTCGCGACTACATTTATTTGGGTTCGCTCAAAGGCGGTATGCAATACACGCAAGCATTTAGCCACGAACTCAATGAATTGACGATTCGAGCGCAAGATTACATTGCATCCAAGTATTCACCCGAAAGGATCGGCGCGGCATGGGCGAGCGTATTCGACTCCATCTAGGTGCTGGTGATCGCCACTGGCCTACTTGGACTAGCGTGGACATCGCTGGCGAACCTGACATCTTGTCAGACGTGCGCCGTTTAGAGATGGATAACGGCTCGGTCGATGAGATCGCCGCCATTCATTTGTTTGAACACCTTGAGCGCGGTGACGTGGAAAACACGTTGCGCGAATGGCATCGCGTCTTACGCGATAATGGCAAACTAACGCTTGAGATGCCTTGTTTGGATAAAATTATCGGCTTGTGGAATCACGGACACCGCAGCGAAGGGATGATTGGACGCGCCCTATTTGGTATGTCTGAACCTGCCGCAATGCAGCACAAGTGGTGTTATTCAAAGGATGAAATTGCTGATTTATTAAAAACGGCAGGTTTTAGGGATGTGGAAGTAACCGACGCGCTGTTCCACGTTCCCAATCGAGATATGCGCGTTGTGGGGTATAAATGATTCGGCTTTTCTGCGGTTGGGATGAGCGCGAAGCCGCAGGGCTTGGCGTGTTTGTGAACTCAATTGTCTCGCGCGCATCCGAGCCAATCGCCATCCTGCCGCTGCATGGGCCGCAATCCACCGGCTCTAACGCTTTTACTTATAGCCGCTTTGCTATTCCCAAAATCTGTAATTACGACGGTTGGGCGATCTTTGCCGATGGTTCGGACATGGTTTGCTTGGATGACATAGCCAAACTGTGGGCGATGCGCGATGAAAAATTTGCCGTTCAAGTGGTCAAAAATGACTACAAAACGAATGGCACGGTTAAGTATATCGGCACCGACATGGAATCGCCCAACCTCGACTACCCACGCAAAAACTGGTCTAGCGTAATGTTGTGGAATTGTGGACACAAATCAAATAAAATAGAACTTGTCAACTCTGTCGTGTCACACCAGTTTTATTGGCTAAACGACGAAGAAGTCGGCGAGTTGCCTGCCGAATGGAATTGGCTGTGCGATGAGTACGGCACAAATGAAGAAGCAAAGATTTTGCACTGGACGCAAGGAATACCGGGTTTTCGGCACTACCAAAATGCTCCGATGGCTTATCACTGGCACAGAGAGCAGAAAAAAGCACATCGTGGCTTTCAACTTACTTAAAAGGAGCATTAAATGGCAATCCCCTCACGCGTTTTAGGCGCAGGCAACTCCCCTCTTTCGGCTTTATCCATTTGCGGCGATGGCGCAACTGGTTTGGTAGCCACTGGCTCGACCGCGACCGACGCGTTGCAATTGTCGGCGGTGTTCAACGCCATCACCACATCGTCGGCTTCGACCGGCGTTAAGTTGCCACCGACCGAAGTCGGCGCAATGGTTGGCGTGTTTAATGGTTCCGGTCAAACAATCGTTGCCTACCCACCAACAGGCTCAACAATCAACGCCGCCGCTTCAAGCGTTAACATCGCCAACGGCAAGGGCGTTTTGTTCTTCGCCACTAGCGCAACGACTTGGGTATCGGTAACGACTGCCTAATATGCCGATCCCGTCGCGGGTTCTAGGTTCGGGTTCATCTCAGTTAGCAACCGTCTCCATTTGCGGAGACGGTTCGACCGCTTTAACCGCATCGGGAACAACGCGCACGGACGCATTACAGTTAGTCAAAGTTTACAACAACGTCGGCACGGTTTCATCAGGCACAGGCGTTAAGTTACCGCCAACTGAAGAAGGAGAAACGATTTGGATCACCAATAGCGGCGCGAGCACGCTTACGGTGTATCCCTACGAATCAACTTCAACAATAGCTGGCGCTAGTTCTGTCAGCATCCCAATCAGTTGCACCGGCATTTTTGATGCCGTAACAAAGACGGTTTGGGAGTGCGTGCAGGGATACAACGGTTCAATGCCGATTTTGCATTACGGTTCGTTTTACGACACAACAACGCAAACAGCGGCAGCAACTAATACCGCTTATGCGATGACGTTTAATACAACGGATTCATCAAATGGTGTTTCACGCAGTAGCCCAACGTCGCGCATTCTTGTTGATAATTTGGGCATTTACAATATCCAATTTTCTGCACAGTTGCACAAAACAGCAGGAGCAGTAGGAAATATTTATATTTGGTTGAGATTGAATGGTTCAGATGTAGCAAATTCGGCAAGTAAAATAGCAATACAAGGCTCATCAGCAGAAACAATTGCAGCATGGAATTTTGTAACAAGTCTTACGGCAGGGCAGTATTTTCAATTGATGTGGTCAACCGATGACACACGTTGCCAAATTTTGGCTGCATCAGCATCTTCACCAGTACCAGCAATTCCATCGGTCATTTTGACCGTAACGCAAGTGAACAACATTTAAGTATCCCCACAGGAGAAAAAGCAATGGACAGTGATATTCAGAACGCAGATTCACAATTACACGTTGAGTTTTATCATTTCAAGGATGACCCTTACAAGGGCGAACCGTTCGTTCGGATTATGATCCCCGGCGATAAAACCAGCATTGTTGAACAACGCGTGCGTGAGGATCACAAAGAGCGTTTCCCGCGTCAATGGCTGTATTTTCAAATGAAGCACGAAGAAGGCAAAAGCGCCATGATTGGCACGCCATTACGTTCGTGGCACGAAAATGCACCTGCCGATCTTACTTACAATCAATTGGAAGAATTGCAGATTCTCAAGTTTCAAACCGTTGAACAAGTAGCACTCGCATCCGATAGCCAAATGCAGCGTATTGGCATGGGTGGAGCAGGACTGCGCGAGCGCGCCCGCGTTTACTTGAACAACAAAAACCGTTCGGATAGCGCATCAGAACTTGAAGAAACCAAGCAAAAGTTAGCCGATTTGGAAGCTAAAATGGCTATGTTGCTTGAAGGTCAAGAACCGCAAAAGCGTGCGCCCGGACGACCGAAAAAAACCGCAGATTTAGTCGAGGCAAGTTAGAAAATGTCCACAACTACGATGCTGGAGCTAGTCCAGCAAGTTACGAATGAGTTGGGGGTTTCAACGCCCTCAACCGTAGCAGGCAACACAAACCAAGACGTAATACAGATTTTGGCTTTGATGAATGCTTTAGGTTACGAACTCTTGCGTCGTAGTCAGTGGAGAGAACTTACCAAGCAACACGCTTTTTATACCGAATATTTAACCACTACCGGCAACTGGACAACCGCAGCGCGTACCATTACCGGCATCCCAAGCACCGCTGGATTAGATACCACTTATCAAGCGGTCGGCACAGGTATCAACCAAAACACGTTTATCGTGTCGGTTGATTCGGGAACGCAAGTCACGTTATCGCAGGACTTTGCATCTGCGGGTGGCAGCAACGCCACTGTTTACTTCCAAAAGATGAAGTATTCATTGCCAAGCGACTATGAGAGCTTGGTGCCGCGCACCATGTGGGATAAGTCAAAGCATTGGGAAATGCTTGGCCCCGAAGATGCACAGCAATGGGAATGGCTGTTATCGGGGTATATCTCAACTGGCCCGCGTATTCGTTGGCGCTTGTTGGGGGCGTATTTCCAAATTTGGCCCGGCAACAGCACCCCCGAATATCTTGGCTTTGAATACCGCAGCAAGGCGTGGGCTGCAAGTTCCACAGGCACAGCTAAAAATAGTTTTACTGCCGACACCGACACCTGCATTTATCCCGACCGCTTGATGGTCAACGGCACAAAACTCAAATACTTTGAGGCAAAGGGCTTTGACACCACCGCGATGTATCGCAACTACATTATGGAACTTGAGGCTGCAAAATCGCTGGATATGTCTTCTGCTAACTTGTCGTTTGCGCCGCGTCCGGGCACCGTGCTGATCGGTTACGACAACATACCGGATAGTGGTTATGGCGCGTCGAACTAGCGCCCAACGCGCACTGGTGCAAGGCATGGCGGCAAACGTCGCTTCGCTGCCCGCACCTGTTGGCGGCTGGAACGCGCGAGATTCGCTTGCCAACATGGAAGCGACCGATGCGGTAACGCTTGAAAACTGGTTTCCAAGCGTTTCTAGCGTCAATTTGCGCGGCGGTTACAGCCAATTTGCCACTGGCATTTCGGGGCAAGTCGAAACGCTGATGACCTATTCTAGCGGCTCATCCAATAAGTTATTCGCTATCGCCAACGGTTCAATTTACAACGTCACGGCAGGCGGTGCGGTTGGTGCGGCTGTTGTCACCGGTTTGACTAATTCCAAATGGGAATATGTCAACATCACAACCGCAGGCGGCAGTTATTTAATGGCTGTTAATGGCGTAGATTCTGCCCTGCTTTATAACGGTACAACTTGGTCAAATCCAAGCATTACTGGCGTTAGTTCCGCTGATTTTGACAATGTGACGCTGTTTAAGAACCGTTTGTGGTTTGTGCAGCACAATTCGCTCAAAGCATGGTATTTGCCTGTCAATAGCATTGGCGGCGCAGCAGAAGCGTTTGATCTAACGTCGATTGCCAAGCTAGGCGGCAGCATTACGTCGTTTGGCGCGTGGACAATTGACGCTGGCTACGGTGTGGACGATAACCTAGTGTTTGTTACGTCTAACGGCGAGATCATCGTTTATCGCGGCACTGATCCATCTAGCGCCTCAACGTGGGCGTTGATTGGCGTGTGGCAGCTAGGCGCGCCAGTTGGACACCGCTGCATCCTTAAATGGGGCGGTGACATCCTCATTCTGTCGCTTGATGGTTTACTGCCACTTGCACAGGCACTCCAATCCTCTCGCCTTGATCCGCGCGTGGCGCTATCAGACAAGATTCAAGGCGCGATTACAGAAGTCACAAGCACCTACCAAAACAATTTCGGCTGGCAAATTCTTTATTATGCCAAGCGCAACGCGTTATTTATCAACGTCCCCATCGCGGTCGGTCAGCAACAGCAATTTGTGATGAACACCATCACAAAGGCATGGTGCAACTTTACAGGCTGGAACGCTAACTGTTGGACAATCTACAACGACGAACCCTATTTTGGCGGCAATGGTTTTGTTGGGTTGGCGTGGGATGATAATTACATTGATAACACCAGCAACATTAACGCCAACGCGCTGCAAGCGTTCAATTACTACGGTTCTCGCGGCGTAAAGAAATACTTTACACGCGCACGCCCATCGCTATTTACCGATGGTGTGCCATCCACATTTGTCGGCATGAACGTCGATTTCCAAATTGCCGACACAACCGCTGCGTTGTCGTTTGCGCCCAATCCCTACGCATTGTGGGATTCTGCGTTGTGGGATACCGGCGTTTGGGGTTCGGGCTTGACCATTACAAACAACTGGCAGGGAATTACAGGTATTGGCTATTGCGGTGCAACACAGTTAAAGACCAGCAGCAGTGGCATCCAAGTGGAATGGGCATCAACTGACATTGTGTATCAGACCGGATGGGCTGGCATATAGTGTACGGCACGGACATTGGCGAATGGGTTGCCAAGCGTGTGCAAGGTGGCTACGACGCTAATCGTTCGCAGGCAATTGGACTAAAAAAGGACGGCGAGATTGTGGCAGGCGTAATCTACGAAAACTGGAACAAAAAATCGATTTGGTGTCATATTGCCGTTGAAGGGCGCATGACACCGCGTTTTCTTGCCGTTATCTTTGATTATCCCTATAACACCGCGCAAGTTGATAAAATTATTGTGCCTGTTGGCAGCGACAATGAAGAAAGTACGCGCCTAGTGAAAAAGATGGGTTTCACCGAAGAAGGCAGAATTAAAGATGGTCGACCTGAAGGTGACATTGTTTTCTATACGATGGCACATGATGAGTGCCGATTTTTAACTGACAAATACAGAAGCAAAATAGGAGCACGACATCATGGGTAAAAGCGCACCAGCAGCGCCACCAGCACCGGACTACGCAGGCGCAGCACAAGCACAAGGCGCAGCAAATGAAGCTACTGCCAAATTACAAGGTTACTTAAACAATCCTAATGTATATGGGCCAACTGGTTCTCAAACAGTTACGTTTGGCGCTAACAATCAACCCACGATTACGCAAAGTTTAACACCTGAAGCGCAAAAAACATTTGAAGCACAGCAACGCGTTCAAAAGGCGTTAGCTATTTTAGGTGAAAAAGGTGTTAGCACTGCGGAAAATGTGTTGGGGCAAGGATTTAAACCAACAGTCGGTGCATTGCAAACAAAATTTGATACATCCAATTTGCCGCCGTTGCCTGTCAATGCAGATACAACCGCGCAAGAAGCAATCATGTCGCGTTTAGAACCCACTTTAACGCGTCGTTCTAATCAACTTGAACAAACATTAGCCAATCAAGGCTTGACTGTTGGCGGCGAAGCATACCGCAATGCCAAATTGGATGAAGCAAAAGCACAAAACGATTTGCTGACGCAAGCCGCATTGCAAGGCATCAATTTAGGAACAGGTATTCGCGCACAAGGATTTAATGAAGAAGCAGCAAGAGTAGCAGCAGAAAATGCTGCTTCACAACAAGAATTGCAACGTCAAGCATATTTGCGTCAACAACCATTAAACGAAATCACTGGTTTGATGTCAGGCTCGCAAATTATGATGCCATCATTTCAAGGATATCAACCAACGCAAATTGCGCCACCACCAATTATGCAAGGTGCGCTGGCTCAAAACCAAGCGGCAATGGATCAATACGGTATTCAATCTGCAAATTACAATGCAGGTAATGCGGGACTTTACAATTTAGCAGGCACCGGCGGGATGATAGGTGCTAAATACTTCGGATTGATTTAATCATGCCATTCACTAATCAAATGGTTTCATTCACAAACCCATCGTTAAACAGTGACAATATGCGTTTGGCGCAAGCGTTACAGCAGCAACAAAACGCACAAGGTGGCATGCCTCAAAATATGTCAGGAATACAACGCTATCGTCAAATGATGGGCGGCACGCCTGCCATGACAGGTGGAATGGCTGGTTTGTACGCCAACGATCTTATGAAAAATCTTTTTACTGGGCCGAAATCTTACGACTTTAACCGCCCAATGGGTGCTTAAATGCAAAATCAAATTGTCAGTTTTACTGCGCCAAATCCATATCAATCCGATTTGGCAAAAATTCAAGAACAAAGACAACTTGCACAGTTGCTACAACAGCAATCTATGCAAGCACCGGAACGCTTTAGCTACAAAGGCATTGAAGCACGCACATCGCCACTTACAGGACTGGCAAAAGCATTGCAAGGATTTGCTGCTGCAAAAATGCAAAGCGATGCGCGTAAAGAAGAACAAGCGTTAGGTGAGCGTTATCGTGCGGATCAGGCAAGCGATATGCAAACGTTGATTGAAGCATTGAAACCAAGAGAAAGTAAACCAGCAGAAGTAATACCGGGTGGCGAAGTTGGCGCTGGCGGTGAAGGCGGCCTTGCTATACAACCAGCAGTTGCAGGTAAACCTGCTGACATATTTGATTCAGCAATATTTGGTCAAGATGTGTTGAAAACGCCCGAAATGCGTAATTTGGCTTTTCAGAAATATCTTTCGCAATCAGCAACAAAAGCGCCAATTAAAGTTGGTGCTGGCGACATCTTGCTTGATCCGAACACTTTGCAACCCAAATTTACCGCGCCAGAAAAAGCTGATTATGGACAGCCAATTCGTGAACAATTGGCAGATGGCACAATTGTCACGGTTGCTTATAACAAAGAAGGAAACAGAAAAGTTATTGAAACAGGCGGTGCAAAACCAGCTGTTTCTGCAGACACTGAAGCAAGACTTAAACAAGAAAGAGATCTTTCTGATAGAGCATTTAATCAATTGTCTGAAAATCAACGTAGACAATTACAAAATGAAGCTGCTCGTATTGGAATTAGCGCTGAACAACTTTATTATGATACTGGCGTAAGATTAGGGTTAGTACAACCAAGAGGCGCTGCGTTTGGTGGCGCACCGCAACCTGCATCGGCTGTGCCAAATCCTTCTGTTAATGTTACGCAACCAGCAAGTGGGCCATCTGCAAACGCAAGAGTGTTGCAATCGCCAAGAATGATGGCTGAAGCGTTAAAAAATGCGCCTGAACGTGAAAATACTTTGCGTGATGAATTTAATGCTTTAACAAAAGATTTTAGAACTGTGCAAGATGCACACACCAAAATTCGTGGTGTTGCTAATACTGGCGCTGGTGATATGTCATTGCTTTATAGCTATGTCAAATTGCTTGATCCGGGTTCTGTTGTTAGAGAATCAGAATTTGCTACTGCTGCCGCTTCAGGCTCTTTTGGTGAACGCGTGCAAGGCGCTATGCAAAGAGTTATTAGCGGTCAACGTTTGCCGCCTGATTTAAGAAACGACTTTTTGCGTGAAGCAGATAATTTATACAAAGCACAATTAGATGGCGCTAAACGTATTCAACAAAATTACACCGATATAGCAAAAAGGATGAATTTAGATCCTAGAAACGTTATTACAGATTACACGTCTCCAGCGGGCACTGCATTACCGCCAATGTCAGCATTGAAAGAAGGACACGAAACTGCTTTTGAAAACGGTCAAGTGTGGACTTTGAAAAATGGCAAACCGGTACAGGTGAAATAAATGGCTGAAGATGCTTGGAAAGTCATGTCAATAACGCCGATTGGTCAACAAGTTCCTAGTGTTGCACCAGTTCAGGCAATGCCATCATCGGTTGTGCAACAAGATGTTCCAAATCCGTGGGCAACTGTTGGGCAACCCCAACCAATTGCAGCACCAAAACCTTTGTCTTATGGTGAAGTGGCAAAACAAGCACTTCTCAATACGCCCAAAAGTGCCATGCAATTTGCACAAGATATTGTGCAGCCATTTATTCATCCTATTGATACAGCCACAAGCATTGTAGATATAGGTAAAGGTGTCATTCAAAAAGTTAGAGAATTATCCCCACCTGAAGCGCGTGGCAGCGCACCAGCAATGGATACTGCTGCTGCAAATGCAGTTGGTGATTTTTTTGTCAAACGATATGGCGGTATTGAAAATCTAAAAAATACCATTGCCACTGATCCAGTTGGGTTTGCTTCTGATGCCGCAGCAATTTTGACAGGTGGCGGTACATTAGCGGCTAAAGCGCCGGGCATGATCGGCAAAGCAGGAAGTTTGACCGCTTCGGCGGGGCGATTGGTAGACCCACTTACGCCTGTTGTTGCGGCTGGAAAAGCAGTGCCTAACGTTTTGGGGTTTTCTACTGGCGCAGGCCCCACATCTATCAATGAAGCATTCCAAGCAGGTCGTTCAGGTAATGAGAGATTAGCAAATTTGCTTGGTCAAATGCGTGGCACCGAATCATCCAATGCGCCTGTAAAATCGGCAAAAGACGCAGTAGAAAAAATGCGTCAAGATCGCGCAAAGGCTTATCGTGAAGGAATGTTTGGGCAACAAGGAGTTACACAAGACAAAACCGTTTTAGACTTTAAACCAATTGAAGATTCTATTGGTGAAATTAAGTCTCGCGGTACGTTTAAAGGTCAAGTAATTGATGAAAGTGCCGCAGAAACATGGCAAAAAATCAATGAAAAAGTAAATACTTGGAAGTCTTTAAACCCATCAGAATTTCATACGCCTGAAGGATTAGATGCGCTCAAAAAAGCAATTAGCGATATTCGTGATTCTACGCAACCCAATACACCAGCACAAAATGTTGCAGATAACGTTTATCAAGCAGTCAAAAAGCAAATAGTTGACCAAGCGCCTGCTTATGGCAAAGTTATGGAAGACTATGAAGAAGCAAGCAAATTGCTTAGAGAAATGGAAAAGTCGTTATCAATTAGCCCAAATGCAAACATAGATACTACTGTTCGTAAATTGCAATCAATTTTGCGTAATAACGCTAATACAAATTATGGTCGGCGTGTTGAATTAGGTCGTGAATTAGAGAAAACTGGTGCTGCTGATAACTTATTTCCACAACTTGCTGGACAATCTTTAAGTGCTATTACCCCACGCGGTTTACAAGGTATTGGTTCTGCTATAACGGCAGGTTCTAGCGCATTGAGCAATCCATTGCTTTTGCCATTGCTTGGTTTGACATCACCAAGAATTGTTGGCGAAAGCGCTGCAATGGCTGGACGTGGTGCTGGTTTAGTTGATGCTTTAAGAAATTATCCCGGAATGGATAAAATCAATCCTAGAGTCGCTAGAGAATTGGCATATCAATTAGGTCGCGTTCAAGAACCTACAAACCAAGAACTTAGAAATATACTTCGGTAATTATTAGGAGCATTTGAAATGAGCTACAACGGAAGCGGCACATTTAACATCAACACCACTGGACAACCAGTTGTTTCGGGCACAGTCATTTCTTCGACTGCGTTTAACGCGCTGACTGCCGACCTAGCCAACGGTTTGACCACCGCGTTAACAAAAGACGGTCAAAGCACGCCGACCGCTAACATCGGCATGGGTAATTTTAAGATCACCAATTTGGGTGCTGCTACGCTGTCCACCGACGCTGTGCGTTACGGACAATTGCAAAGCAATGCTGACAAATTGCTGACGGTTACTGGTACAGATACATTGACCGCGACGGCATCGCCTGCGCTGACTGCGTATGCGGCAGGCAATATGTTTTCGTTTGTGGTGGCAAATACCAACACTGGCGCAGTGACCATCAACATTGATGGATTGGGCGCTAAGTCAATCACGCGCACTGGTTCAACGGCGCTTGTGGCTGGCGATATGGTCGCTAACCAAGTGGCGTTAATTGCGTACGACGGAACGCGCTTTCAGTTGCTAGATGCTAATTCGTTTACCAACCTAAATGTTTCGGGCACGCTTGGCGTAACTGGCGCGACCACATTATCGGCGGCGCTAACGTATGGTGGCGTAACGCTGACCAACGCCGTGACTGGCACTGGCAAGATGGTGTTAGACACCACGCCGACCATCGCCACGCCTGTGCTGACCAACCCGACCGTGACCAACTACGTTGAAAGCGTGGTCGCAATCGGCAACAGCAGCACATCGCAAACCCTGTCGTTGACTAGCGGCACGGTGCAAACTTGCACGCTGACCGGCAACTGCACGTTTACCATGCCGACCGCCACCGCAGGTAAGTCATTTATTTTGATCTTAAGCACAGGTGCAGGATCGTTTACAGCCACGTTTACTAGCGTAAAATGGCCTAGCAACACCGCGCCCACGATCACGACCACCGCGAGCCGCTGGGATATTCTGACCTTTGTTGCCGATGGCACTAACTGGTACGGCGCATTCCAACAGGCATACCAATAATGTTTAGTTCAAAAGACATATTTCTAGGTAAAGGCGGCGCTACCGGCTATCAGATTAGCCGCAGCGTGCGTCTGCGCTCGGCTGCAAGTGCGTATTTCAATCGGACGCTGACAACACCGACAAACAACAAGATTTGGACATGGAGTGCATGGATAAAGCGTGGAACACTTAGCGTTACACAGCGACTATTTTTTGCAACAGGGACGGATAATATATTTTTTGAAACAGGGGATAGCCTTGCTCTGTATATCAATGCGGGGTCAAATGGGGAATATCACACAACCCAAGTTTTTCGTGACCCGTCTGCTTGGTATCACTTAGTTATTGCGGTTGATACGACACAAGCAACAAACACAAACAGAGTAAAGTTCTATGTAAATGGAACTCAGATTACATCTTTTAGTGGCACTATAACTTATCCTACTCAAAATTCTAGTACCTATATTAACTCTGCTGTTTCTCATGCATTAGGTGCTTATGGAGTTCCAGCATCACAAAACTACTTTGACGGCTACCTTACCGAAGTCAACTTCATCGACGGTCAGCAACTAACGCCATCTAGCTTCGGCGCAATCAACACGACAACTGGCGTGTGGGGGCCAGCGAGATACACTGGCACTTACGGAACGAACGGCTTTTATCTGAATTTCAGCGATAACAGCAACAACACTGCTGCAACTATCGGCAAGGACTATTCCGGCAACGGAAACAACTGGACACCTAACAACATTAGCGTTACTGCTGGCGCAACTTACGATTCAATGGTTGACACGCCGACACCGTATGGCACTGACACTGGCGCTGGTGGTACGGTGCGTGGGAATTATTGTGTTATGAACCCTGTCGCTAAAAATAGCAGGGTTTCTGCTATCACAGGGAATCTTCAAGTATCCGGAGATAACACAGCAAACCATCAAATAATTTACGGCACATTTCCAATGACTACTGGCAAATGGTATTGGGAAGTTGCTGTAAATAATCCAACAACATCAACAGTAAATATTGTTGGCATACAAAGCTACATTGGTTTTGCTGATGGAACTTCTTTAGCAAGTAGTGGTAATGCGATTGGTTGGGGGTATACAACCACGTTAGGTAATTTTTACTCAAGCAATTTTACGGTTTCTGGAACGGCTCCTGCTCTTGCTAACGGTACTATTGGAATTGCTTACGATGCCGACGCAGGAAAAATTTGGTTTAGGAATACATCAGGTTCATGGGTACAAGGTGACCCTGCTGCTGGCACGTCACCAACAGGTACGCTGTCAGGCACAGCAACGACAATGATGCCAGCAGTGTCTTTTTATAACTCAAACGGAGCATTTGATTTTAACTTCGGTCAACGCGCATTTAGCTACACCGCCCCATCAGGCTTCAAAGCACTTTGCACTCAAAACCTGTCAACGCCGACGATTGCGAATGGTGCGGGGTATATGGCGGCTACAACATACACTGGAACCGGAGCTTCTTTAACCATTGCAAACACTGTTGGTAGCGCATCTTTTTATCCTGACTTTGTTTGGGTAAAAGGCAGAAGTGGTGCAACAGACCATGCGCTATATGACTCTGTTCGTGGTGTGCAAAAACAGTTAGAGAGCAACACAACAACAGCAGAGACAACAGAGACAACAGGCTTAACTGCGTTTGGTAGCACGGGCTTTACTGTTGGTGCGCTGGCTCAAATGAACACCAATGCGGCTACTTATGTCGGTTGGCAATGGCTTGCTGGTGCTGGCTCATCGTCATCCAACACCGACGGCAATAGAACGTCTACCGTTAGCGTCAATTCCACTGCTGGATTTAGTGTTGTTACTTGGACTTTTTCAACATCAGCAAACAACACTATTGGTCACGGTTTAGGTGTTGCACCAAGTTTTATTATTGTAAAAGACCGTTCTTCCGCATTTAATTGGGACGTGTATCACGTTTCGTTAGGCTACACGCAGCGATTGATTTTGAACAGCACTGCAGCGGCGGCGGCAGGATATTTTGCAGCTGCACCGACAAGCACCGTGTTTTCAATGACAACAGCAGCGTATACAAACAATGACAACATTGTTGCTTACTGCTTCGCCCCAATCGCTGGCTACAGCGCGTTTGGTACGTGGACGAACAACAATTCAACGAACGGAACATTTACCTATCTTGGTTTTAGGCCACGTTTAATCATACTGAAAAACTCAGATAACGTAGAAAGATGGTTTATTTTTGATAGTTCTCGCCAAACTTATAACGTAGCAGCGCCAGCTACATCTTGGCTTGTGCCGAATGATACTTCTGCGGAAGGCGCTAACGGCGCAACAACAGCGACAATCGATTTGTTATCAAACGGTTTTAAAATCTACACAACCAACCCAGCCGCTGGCGAAGTTTCGTTTGGAACAAGAACTTACATCTACGCCGCCTTTGCTGAAAACCCTTTTAAGTACGCTCTTGCGAGGTAATTATGTTTTATAAAGCACCGAATCAATACATCACTGAAGGTAACGCGTTTGAGATCAATGGAACGCAATACCCTGCCAATTGGCTCAACCTGTCCACGCCCGAAGAAAAAGCGGCGCTTGGACTTGAAGAAGTCACCGACGCTAACGCACCCGAAGATGATCGTTTCTATTGGGTGAGTAGCGCATTAAACGGCGCGGTGCGTACCTATACCAACACGCCAAAAGACCTTGCAGGATTAAAAACGCAGTGGGCTGCAAGCATTAACGCCGCTGCGTACAGCCTGCTATTGCCGACAGATTGGATGGTCACAAAAGCGTTTGAGACGCAAACCGCCATTCCTGTCAATTGGTCTGCTTGGCGCGCTGCTGTGCGTACAACTGCTGCAAACACTGTGACCGCCATCAATGCTGCTGCGGATGTTCCTGCGCTGCAAGCCGCTATTGTGGTGGATTGGCCTCACGACCCTAACTACGTTGCCGCATAATGGCTGTCACCGTTATAGCCGTTAAAAAGCAAATCGACGCGCATGAGGACTTGTGTTCTGTGCGTTATGAGGGCATTGAAACGCAAATGCGCGCTGTCAACGCGCGGCTTAAACGGTTAGAACAAATTATGATTGCCTGCGCCGGTGCGGTTATTGTCAGCATGGCTGGCTTTTGTATCACTTTAATGATGACGTTGCTCAATTTCTTGAAATGATTGATCCGATCACCATTGGCGTTGCGTTTGCAGCGGCAAAAACTGGTGTAGCCTACGTTAAAGAAGCGATCAATCTTGGGCATGAGATCAAGGATTGCTACAACGAACTAAGTCAGTTTTTTACCGCGCAAGGTCAGATTGAAAAAGCCGCTGCTGAAGCAGAAGCGGCTAAGAACAAACCAGCACCGGATGATCCTGAAGGCGCAAAAGCGCACCAAACTGCGCTTGAGCAAGCGTTTAACATCGTCATGCAGCGCAAACAAATGCGCGACATGGAGCGTGAACTCAAAGATATGTTCACGATGAAGGGCGAGTTGGCGCTCTACCAAGAACTATGTGCAGAACGCCAGCGAATTATTGGTGTTGAAGATGACGCGCGTCGTGAAGCAATTCGTCAGGCTCGATTAGAAAAAGACATTGCCGAACGTAGGGCTAAAGAAAAGCAAGAGGCCATCGAATTAGCGACGGTTGTGTTCTTTTTGATGGTCGCAATGGGTGCGATTTTGTGGTTCTTAATTGAGGTGATGTGATGCTATCTCTAGTCTCTACAGTTGTTTCCTTTTTAATGGGCGGTTTGCCTAATATTTTGAATTTCTTCCAAGATCGTGCCGACAAAAAACACGAACTTGAAATGGCGCAATTGCAAATTCAGCGCGAGTTAGAACTAAAGAAAGCAGGACTTGAGATTGAGGAACGCATTGCCCACATCCAAACCGAACAAATTCAAATTAACGCTGATGTAACTAATGCACAAACTGCTGTGCAGGAACGACAGGCTTTATACAACCATGACATCGAAACCGCGCGCGGTGCTAGTCAATGGGTTGTTAATGCGCGCGCAATGGTGCGACCGGG